TTTATTATATTTTAATTGCTAAGCCTTCATCCAGCAAATAGCTTACTTTGTTAATTTTAATTTGATTACCGAAATCCGTATTAATAGGACAAGGCATATGTCTGACAGGCTGGTTTACAATCAGACTTATGTTTTTATTTATATTATATATATAGACGCCCTTAGGGTCTGTAACTACATATAGGAATGATTTACCTTTAATCTGAGATTTATTATAGTTAGAAAATAGTTTACTCGCTTCTATTAACTTCTCTTTGTAGTAAGAACGTCTATTTTTAATCTCGACTATATAGTTAGACCCCTCAGCATCATAACTAGAGTACTTATCAGATACCAACCTTAAGTCAGTACCTGATAATTTGTTTAGTAGGTTTATTGTACTCTGTTCTGTCATTATAATGAATCTAAATATTGGTTATAAGCTCTATTATTAATCTTATAAGTAGTACCGTCATCATTACATTTCATAATATATTGGATAGTACCTGCAGCTGTAGCTGTAACTTTTAATAAAGCTACGTTTCTACTACCATCTATAGGACAGGTCCATTTCTCTTCACCATTTAATACTCCAAAGTGAACTTTATGACCCATATACTTTCTAAGTCTAATATACATAGCTTCAGTAGATACAATATCACCAACATTATAGTCTACCATTTTCTGAAGATATTCTTTTTGTTGAGCTTTATTACCCTCCTCAATCATATCCCACATATGTAAACCTTCGTGAGTTAATTTGTTTTCTACATTAAGATACTTAGTAATATAATCCATCGAATAACTAGGCAATCTAAATAATCTCTTAGTCTGCTTCATAATATCAAATGACTTAATATGAGTATCTACATCTAAGTTATGCTTCATAGCTCTAGCGTTTACCCATCTATTGTCAAATCTATCATTATTTTGACCAATAATCATATCAGCACTATTATACTCAACTAAAAATTCTTGTAACATTTTCTTATCACAGTGATTTTCATCCCAAGTTAAAGCGTGAATCTTATCTTCACCTAACCACTTCCAACTAATAGAAATGATTGCAGGTTCTGATTGTAATGACTTATGTCCTACAAATTGCTTACCAGTCCACCATACTTTCGCAGTAGTTCTACTAGTTTCAATATCGTAAATCATAACTCTAGAATCTACATTCTTCTCAGCAGATACTAACTCTAGATTACTAGCCCAATTTCTAACAGTCCTTGTAGTGACGTTAAATTTATTAGCTATGATATCCTGAGCTTCTTCTCTTGTATCAGATATTCTATATACCGTTCTGATATAGTCTCTGTCTGACGTTTTTAATTCATTATATCTCATAATTTATTTATTTTGTACAAATATAAAACAATTTTTGGATTTTCCAAATTATTTACTATATTTTTTATACTTTTTTGTGTGCTTACTCTGTTTTTTTAACTCAATTATCTCAGAAATATGATATAATTCTAGAGCTGTTTGCTTAAATCTTTCAGGTTCTTCCGTGTTTTTACCTGTAGAATGCATCCATTGTAATTTAGTAGCATAGAGGTCAGCCATTTCAACCAACCTCTTTATGCTGTACTTTTTAAGTTTACTAGTTGTTAGCGACTTCATAAATCTGTCTTAACTCTCTAACCATATTAGCCACACACGGAGAACAATTTGATACTGCTCTTTTGGCATTAAATACATAGTTATAAATTCTCACTAGTTCTTTTTGTTGTACTGAATTAACACTACTAACAGTCTTACTAAAAAATGCATCTAGGTAATCAAAATCGTCACCTGATAAGTTTTCTAGTTTTCTAGAAGGAAATAATTTATTTAATTCCTCAGCTCTAGCCTTACATCCACAATCGTCAACAATAGCTTCAACTACAGCTTTAATTCCAGTAGCTTCTGTTATTTTTTCAATAGTAGACCCAAGTCCTTTACTATTAGCATTACCAAGAATATCCTCAACAATTGCTTTTTTTACTTTAAGTTTCTGAGCTATTTTACCAGAGGTTAAACCTTGGTCATATAAATCGAAAACTTTGGTATTTAGTTCTTTTACTTTTCCCATTTTATAATTATTTAAGTTAATATTAAATTTTATCGAAGTCACCATTAATATAGTCCTGATAGTCTTCAAACAATAGTTCTGCTATTAATAATTTACTTCTTTTTATACTTAGGTATATAGTTCTTACACCTATTCCAGACTCTTCTGATAATGCTCTAAAAGATTTACCTGATTCAAGGTATGTTCTGAATAGTTGATAATCAAACCAGTCAGCATTTTCTTTTAAAACTTTATACATTTTCTCCTCAATTAGATTAGCTCCTAATACTTCAGGCTCTATATCAGTTTCAACTAAGTTAAATTTCTCTTCAAAATCATAGTTGTAACCTAAGTGATTGTATTTCAAATTACTCTTCTTTTTAATTGAGTTTAATATAATGCTTCTTAAAACAAAAAACATATATCCCTTCTGGACCTTGCCATTCTTTACTACTTTTTCATATAGATTCTCATACTTACTAAGTCTTATGTATGCGTTCTGGACGAAATCTTCAGCGTAATTAGCCACTTCTTGATTGTTCCCAGCTATTGCCTTAGCCATTTGAATGTAATCTTTATGATACTTATTTAATTTAATCAGTGCTTCGTTAATCGTATTTTTCATATTTAAAATTCTAAGGAATCAAAGTTAGTATTAGTTTTCTTAACCTGCTTAGCTATAAGCTCTCTTCCTGCAACTGTAAAGCTGACATTAGAAGGCATCATTCTTAAAGAAATCGGTGCATCCATACTGGTAGGTCTTCCTCCAGTTTCTGTTTCTTTCACCTTTCTTACGTGAATATCTGATACCATCCATCTATCAGGGTGCTGGGTATATCTGTGAATTGCAATTACGTCATCAGCACGGTTTCCCCACTTGCCACCACCTTCGACATCAGCCATTGATGGAGGTTTTGGGAATCCAGCATATACGTGGTCCTTATCGTGAACTCTTCTCAGAGCTTCAGTCACAGCGTGGCAATTCAACCACATACTTACATTATTTTCCTTACAGAATAGTCTCATTTCAGAAGCAATTTGATAATCATATTCGTGACCTCCAACGCTTCTTAATAATTGAGCATCTTTTGCAAGTGAGTTGTAAGGGTCTACTAATAAACCATCATACTCCCAAGCATCTCTTATAGCCTTTGCTTCACTCATTAAAGTCCTCGCTGTATATATTTTATCTACATTGATTATTTTAAAGTGTGAATTAATCCAGTTTAGCTCAGATTCAATATCTGCATCAGGCAGCTGTTGTATTGGCATTTGAGTTTTAAACTCAAGTAACTTTCTAGCAATACTATAGTCAGTATTCTCTGAAGAAAATATTAACCATTTTAGACTATGCTTAATAGAATAAGCCATCATCATATAAAGTATCGTTGTAGTTTTACCAGTATTAGCGTGACCGACACAGATATTAAAAGCTCCTTTTTTGAATCGTAAATATTCATCAACTTCAGCAACGTCTAGACCTAATCCCTGCTCTATTCTATCATACTTTACATCATAAAGCTTATTAAGTAGTACGTCTTTTTGTGTTAACATATATTTATTTATTTAGATTCTTATTAGGTTTTATTGAGTCTATTACTAGAATGGCATTTCTGGAGTTTCTCTTCCAGCTTCCGATTGTGCTGCTGCAGGAACTTCTTGATTTCTCTCAACAAAGTCAGCCTTAGCAATAGTACCATCTGCAGTCCATACTACACGTCCGTTACCTACGTAAATTTTTGCAGGAGGATTTTCTTGTTCTCTTTCTTCCTTAGATTGCTCCATTGAAGCAGATACATTCTGTCCGTACTCGTTAGTAGTATCGTTTACAAAGATAGTAATGTTAGCCCATCCTTTTTCGTTAAATGTTAATTTTGATTGATTAATTCCTAATGATATTATACTCGCCATAATATTTAATTTAATTGTTAATAATAATTATCCTCTAAGTTTTGATTCAACTTCTTTACTAACAACGTACTTAGATTTAACGTCTTCTATAGTAAATTTTCCTGTTTTAATGGCTGCAGCTGCCTTTAAGAATGCTTCAGTGTTTTCTAATAATTCGGCTTTGGCAGTAGTCGTAGTTGCTACTGGAGTTTTTTTTCCGTGTTTATTAGTCGCATCAGCGTCCTTAGTATCGTCTATTAAGAATAGACCGTTTAGAGCATACTTTCTAGCATAACTAGAAGCAGCACCTGTAGCTTGAGCTTTATCCATTCCTTTTTTGTTAAGGTCCAGTCCAGCCTGAGCTCTTACAGTTAAACTATTTTCTCCATCAGAAATAGTAGCTTCAGCTTCAACAAATAATGTCTCAGCAACTTCTACAATTTTATCAGTTAAGAATAGTGTAATACCGTGAGCATATAATATAGGCTTTGCAGCTTCTAGGATATCCTCTTGGTTTCTGTAGTTGTACTTACCAAATGAATTATATTGCTTTTTAGGAGCTTTCAATTCGTTTTGGATTTTAATTAATTTTTGTAATAACATAATTTTTCTTCTTTTAATTATTGTTGGTGCAAATATATGTCAAATTTATTTAACCACCAAACTTTTTTGCAATTATTTTTAAAATTTATTTATTTTCGTCTAGAATTCTTCTGATATACTCTAGTGTATCTATCTCGTTCATTTGTGAAGTAATTGAGACATTGATTAAGTCATCATCTAATTTAGATGGAATAACTCCTTCTTTAATTAAGTAAAGCTCTTCTAGCTTTTTATTAGCAAAAAACATTTTAGCATTTATTTTATCCATTGCTCTTAGTTTTATTGCTGCTTCATTTAAATTTCCTAACATATTTCTAGGGGTTTATAATTAATAATAGTACAAATATATGTCAAATATACTGAACTACCAAATAAAAAATGTTAAAATTTTCTAAAAACTTTGTAAGTCCTTGATTTCCTGTAGTTTATCTCTGAAGTTTTCAAACAATTCAAGCCACTCAGCATCTGACATTTTAAAGATTTGTCTAGATTTTACTAATAAAGAGTCTGCAAGTTCTATGCCAATATTCTTACTATATTCAAATTGTCTACCATATTCAAATCGATTGCACTTTCTACACTGTAAATTCACATTCAATTCATCATATCGAGTAGCTAAATGCTGTCTACCTATAAAGTGACCTGCATCTGATTCATCAAAATGTATTGGCTTCTTACAAGATATACACTGACCATAACCTGAGTCATTATCTACATCTCTTCGTCTTATATATTCGTGGAATGGCTTGTCAACTTTTGTTTTCCAATATTTTAAAGTCTTTTTCTTAGCCATAATTGAAGTGGAAAATGATAGAGAGGAGGTAGAAAAACCCTACTAAAACTACCTCCAGAAAAACCTCTATCTTAATTGTTGCGAGTGGTTTTTTTAAAAACAATTTTACTCTGGTTTTGTTATGCTAATATAAGTTTTTTTATAATATACTTGCATATGTCAAATATTTTTTGTACCTTCGCTATAAGTTTATAAAATAAAACATTATTAAACTGTCTAAAAAAGTTACTTTTACTAAGAAGTTACTTTTCTAAAAAAGATACTTATATCAAAGTTACTGTATAAGTTTTTTTATCTTTGTATTAAGGATATATTCTGTCTTGTGAAGACTACAGTCTTTTACCCTTCTCGTAACTACGACCTCCGAAGTATGCTATGAATACAGATAATAAAAGTGTTTTAAGTAAATCTATCCACTGAGTATCTACATTAAAATCTATAAAATAACTATCCATCCATATATATATAACTGTTACTACAGTAAGGAATATTAGTGTAAGAGGTCTTACATTCTTACTCAATTTAGAATCACTAGCATTATCAGATTCCCATCTTTTAGTAACACCTTCCATATCCTTCATATCTAATTCGATAAGTCTAATAGCGTGTTCTCTTTGAGCTTCTGTTAACTCAGTATCTGATTCTAGTAATTTAGATAGTAAACCTAGTACTCCTGAATCTGGTAATAGTTTACCTGTATTTTCTAATACGTTTTTTATTAGGTCTGATTTACCTATGCTCCTTAAAAAGTCTCCTACTCTAGTAGTACCTTTTTCGTCTTTATATTTTCCCATAGTGTTTATTGTTGTTTAGTGAACACCTATAATTATCTTCAACTTTATTATAAGTGTTATACCAGTTATATTCTTTTTGTACATCGAAAGAAGGACAGGCTTTTGCAGCGAATTCGTTATGACCGTGCAGAGTAGCATCTGGATATTTAATTGATAAGTGTATTAATAAGTCTCTTAAAGATTCTTTTTGTGCATCTGTTCTAGTATCTTTTGGGGTCCATCCACCTTTACTATTTCTAGTAGCTTCTACTCCTCCGATATAACATATACCTATAGATTCTTTATTATGTCCTCTAGTGTGAGCTCCAGAAATTAATTTACTACGTCCTTTACGGATAGAACCATCTAATTCAATTACGTAATTATATCCTATATCTCTCCAGCCCTTGTTCAAGTGCCATTGACGAATCTCTTCCATCTTATGGTCCCTACCTTCTCTAGTTGCCGAGCAGTGTAAAATGATTTTAGTTATTTTTCTCACTATTATATTTTATATTCTTAAATTTACCGTTAAAACTATTGAATGCAGCAATACCGTCTTTTGGTATTAAGTCAATAGCCATACTTATTAACTCTAGTACAGCTAATAAATTTTCGTATTTAGTACGATGAAATTTAGAGGAATATACAGAGTTTATTCTATTTTGTACTGACGTAATGGTTTCTAGTCTCCATCTCTCAAATAAATCTACTACATAGTCAGCATCTTTGTAAGATATACCCTTTTTAATAAAGTGTACTCTAGTTTTTTCGATATATTCTTTGATTGATTCACCTACTGCATCATAACACATCTCTTTTAAATGGTCATTATCATTAGCATTTGGAGCTTCATCTATAAGTTTTTTAAAATTATCTCTTATAGAATCTAATTTGAAATCCATAAAGTCAGAGAACATTTGAGACTTAGTAGAATCTAATTCTTTACCAGCATAAAATCTAGTTTTATTACAGGTTTTTCTAACTCTCTCTATAGTCCTAAAAATATCGTGATATTCTAGAGACTTAATTAATTTTTTTTCTCGACCAAATTGTAGGTTATTTAAAGCTTCATTAAAAGCTTTCTGGAATACTTCTATAAGTTTATGTCTAAGTACTCCTATAAGTACTAAAAACAGCAATAACGCTATTAATTCTATAGCATTATGACTTACTAACAATTTTTCTATTATTTGGTCTTCCATTGATTATAGTTCTTATGGTAATCAAGGTTTATTTAAAAACAGTATTTCTGCCATTTTGTCACTAGAGGACCTAGTCACATATACCTCCATCGTATGCCCTACCGAATCCATTAACACGAATCCACTCTAAGTCTGGAGTAGATACTTTATAATATCCTCCAACTAATTTAGTAGTCATTGCTGAGTCACTATATACATAGTCGTTTAGTGCTACATAAGTAGTAGAACCACCTGAACCATTATTATGATAATAAGTTTGATTAACGCTACCCATACAAGCCACAGATGAAGAGTTGTATCTTATAGAACCACTAAATGAGTATGAAGCAGGAGCAGCAGAATATCCGTAAAAATCAGAAGCTAAA